AAGGTTAGAACGGTCTAATAGAGCATTGTTGGTAAGCCCCATCGAATACGTGTAATCAGAGTAGTTGCTGAACTTACCCATAGCACTGATAGCTTGCTCAGCCCACTCAGCATCCCATTCATCCGTTTCAACCTTCTGACGCACCTCAATCTCGGTCATGTAAGCACGTCTAAATACAACACGAGCGCTCTGAATGTCGGTAGTCTCAGGTGGGAAAGCTAACTCATCCCAAGGGCACAAAGCTGCGATACTAGGACCATCCTTAACCAGCGTAGGTACTGGAAACTCGCATTCACCCTCTTCACGCAACTCACGTACACACTTAAGCGCCTTCTGCTTCTTCAGATTAGGAAACGCAGCCATCAGTAACTCAGCGACTTGATCCGTAGCTTCTTCATTAGCTAGAAGATTAGGTAACTCAGCCAGAATGCTTCCCTGCGGGCTATTAGCAGCAAGCTCCATGATTTGCTCAACCTTAAGCTCCTGCTCCTTCTGCCCAATCTCCTGCTGCCAAGAAATGTGTACGCCAGCCCAGCCATAGGTCCATTCATACTGAGCCAGCAACTCAACCTCGCGTGTCAACGAAGTATAGAGCTTCTGATTCATCGTCCAATCCATCAAAGAGTGCGCGGCTACGGCTGTATCAACATTACGAACATTAACAGGACTAACCCTAACCATCGAACGCCAGAAAGCCGTGGAATACAAATCCACCATTGAGTTACAAACATCATCCGCTAACGGAATACGAGTATCTGAAGCACCATCCCAAGGGAATGCAGGCTTATTAGGACTATTCTGATTCCACTTCTTACCATCCTCACTTTGCCCTGACCAACGGCAGTACCTAGTATTCTCAATAGTCTGTAAACGAGAGCCAATGCCATAATTGGTTGCAGAACGCCGCAATTCCTCAACAAGCGCAGTGACATTAGGTTCGGTACCAACTTTAGCCATCTGGTCCGTTGGCGTTTTATACGGTGCAATTTCCATAATCGTATTACAGCTCAGCTATTTGTGTGGAGAAGACCTTCTTTTGCAATAAAATCAATAGGAACCACCACCAAACGAATCTAAGCCGCCAGCACCTACATACTCCAGCTTGTTACACAAAAGCATCCCCAAACAGTCAATAGGGTCCTTAGAAGCGCCTTTCTGACCATCTTTACCGGTATGCTCGCTCAATGACCAAACCAAGTTATGACAGTCTTTAACGATATACAACTTAGGCTCATTTAGATTTGTCATAGGCTTATTTGTATCATAACTCAGATCGCTATTGATTGCCGCAGTTCTTTGATCTACAGGAACGCCTGAAGCAGGTATAAACGCCATTCCTTCATCTTGCTCAGAAGGCTCAGCCAACAAATCAATCAAAGTAGTACCACCTTGTTCGCTAATAGCAGGAGTTCCACCGGCCTTAGGGTCAATCAAACGCATAACAGGCTCACCCAGCCCAATCTCTTCCTCAATAGCCCTAAATAGCTCCCTATACTCAATAATCGACCTTCCGGCACCCAACGTCTGAGCAGGACCAGCCTTACCATCAGCTTTCTCACTAGGTAGAGTCCATTCTCCATACCCGGCAAAGTCAGGAAACTCTCGTAGCACAATCTTTTTACCATCAGGCATTACCCATAACCACAAGCAAAACCAGTTACGCGCACCAGCAGGGTCAACCACCATGTACAACGAACCCTCTTCCTTTGGTACTTTATCAGCCGAAATGCAGTGTATATCCGCTCTGAACCTAGCAAACGCTTTACCCACGTTCTCAGAAGCCCAGCCATAAGCCCGAGTAAGCACTTGACCCATAGGCGCACCTACCAGCTTAGACTTCATCTCATCCCAAGGGTTATAGGGATTATCCTCACTGAAGAAGAAGACCGTTTTACGATTGGTACGATTTTGTTCCATCACCCTAGGCGCTTTACCCATAGGCCACCCAGGCACGGCAACCTTATCCTTCAGCAACTCACCATCCGCCCATCTCTTAATCTCGGAACCACCCACAAACTCCTTATAAACACTAGCCACACCCTCAAGCGGAGTCTGAGTAACCAAGAACTTACCCCTTCTAGTAACCAACCTATACCTAAGCGTATCCACCCAGCTCTGAGGCACCAACTCATCACACCAGATCATATCCGCCTCTCTACCCTCAATCGTATTCTCACTCTGCGTATAATTCAGAAAATCACACCTGGAGCCATTAGGCAGAATAAAACTACCATCAGTAAACCCATTCTTTCTGCTATAGTTCAAATAATGTATCTTACCCTTCTTGGTAGCCCTTAAATGTATAGGCAGATAATTATAAATAGCAGGTTGTTGCACAGTAACGCTAGTAGCATTGCTAGTATGACAACATAACACATTACAATTATCCTTACTCAATAACGTCTCAACCACTCTCCTAGCAGCCCATAATGTCTTACCAGCTCTATTCCCACCACTAATCAACATCTCCTGCGTACTAGGCCATAACTCATTACATATCTCCCAATGATCTGGTACATAACCATAATTATAAGGATCCGCCTTCTCTAGTAATACTAATTGCGTCCTCTGTAACTTTAACTCAATAGCTCTAGGATGATCCGCCCTAACCTTAGGTATAACAGGATGCTCAGGCTGATCGTTCCACCAAGCCACATTACACTTATCCTCGCAAAACCGCTTCTGCTTCTCACCCTCAAAATGCACCTTAGGCACAAAACCCTTGCCGCACTGAAGACACTTACGCTCAACACCACGAGAATCGCTCATATTTGACTTATAGGACACTTTGATTGCTGAAAGGTATGAAGACTAGGGACGATGAGGAAAAACGCTTTGGGACATATTTTTCGTTTGGGGTTATGCGTCGCCATTATAGGAAACCAGTTAACCTCAACCCCCGCCTCCCCTACGTTTACAACTGTAAAGATTGAATATAATACCTATTGTGCCGCACCTAGTTTACACGTCCACAGCGTCGCTTGTATTAGTATTATTAGGTTTATTACGTAATTCATTTAATAGTTCACGGTGATTTACTGATATTGACATATTGGCGGTTATGTTTGTTGGCGTCCCTTCCATCAATAGCTTCTTATCTGTACAAATAGCGAAGGCAACGGGAATTTGACTCGGCGCAATCTCTTCCATCCCAGTGTCAGCTAGTCTCTTCGTAGCCTTAAAGATTGCTATTCCCAAGTATGTTAAAACAGCCTCGTTCCATTCTTCCCTAGTCTCAGGATAGTCTATGTCTACCTTAACTCCTCTTATGTATTTGAACGCAGCTCTTTCCTGTAATCCGGTAGACTCCGCAATCTCAGCTAGCGATTTGTTCTGGAATACTCCCTCTGTAATCTTATCAGCAATCTCCTGGTTTAGCTTAGAGTTGTGGTGCTGTTCCAATTTCAATGCTGATTTGCTAGGCCTTGCCATTTGACTCTTAATATTTCCTACAGTTCCTTACAGCAAGCCCTAATCTCACCAAGTCTGCAATGCATGTTCAGTTTGCAATGCACGAAGTAATGCCTGGAATTGGTGTCAAATAGTTAAAAAGAAATGTAGAAAACAGTAGACACTGAGCCTTCCATGATGTACAAACCTCTCGCAGTTTAACTTTAAATTCAAACATATGAAACAAACTATCACACTATGGCATTTCAGAAACGCATTTAACGAACTCCGCCCAAATCAGTTCAGCTACGAAGCTATCAAGGCACTATTTAATCACCTGGAAGAACTCGAAGAAGACACCGGCACCGAGATAGAACTAGACGTAATTGCCCTGTGCTGCGACTGGTCTGAATTCACCTCTGCTTTGAACGCCTGCTCAGCTTGGGGTTTTAATGTCCAGGACGAGAACGAGGCTTTGGAGAAACTACGTGACAACACCACTGTAATTCAATTCGACGGCGGAATACTGGTACAGGATTTCTAATTTTAACAAACTCTATTCCATGACATTAAAAGACAAGATATCTTCTTTGGTTGTTCAGTTTGACCAGAAACAGTTTGGTAAACCGCACCATAACAGATATGCGCTCGGTATTTATTTGCAGCAATTAGATAATATCATCTTAGATATCGAACTTGGCGCTGAAACAAGGGCTGCTTTGGTTGCTGGATACAACGGAAGGTTGGTTGATTACGTGCTAAATGGACTTGGGTTTCCGGTTACCACTCGTGAGGAAAAGATCGGAAGCGGAATTTACCAACCAATTTCAAAAAACCATCCAGAATACTAACATGAAACAAACCCTAGAAGACATTGGCGTAATCCTAACCTGCATCATCATATTCATCCTTTGCTTTGTAATACTATGAATGCTCAAAAAGTGTCCGAACACCTTGATGTTTCAATGTTCAAGGCAAATCAAATCCTTCTAGTTATTAGGGGAAGAGTTAACCCCTTGGACTATCCTAAGCGGTTTCCAAAAACCAACTCATGGGTTAAATGCTGCTACAACTTGCCAAAGCTTAACGAAATAAGGCTTGAGGCTATCTCAGAAGTAATTGGCGGCTTTGGCACCGAGGCTATAGAAGTCGAAGGATTTTTCCACCCATACTATCGAAACCTAGGAGCCTCATACGTTAATACGGGAGACACCTATTCACCAACTATCCTTTTGGATCATATCAAGCAAGTCTGGAAGCTTACTACATGGGGCGACTGGATCGAAAAGCACAACTAACCAACAACAACACTTAGACCCCTTAAATGGGGCTTTTTTATGCCCGGAAACTACTATTTGCAGGTCAAACTGGCCGACCATTGGTACAACTATGCGTTTGGAACCCTAGAACAAGTCTGCCAGGAACTACGCAAGCAAGTCTGTTTATTTCACAAAGCCGGAAAGATGTCTCCTAGCCTCAGGATTACCTACCAGGATTCAGTCCTAGTCGAACTCTTTTGACCTAGCCTTAACCTTTAACGTTCAATTTAACCTTTATCCTTATGTAACCGTTTAATTTAACACCTCAACCTTTATAAGTTAAAGCGTTTCATCATTAGACGCTATAGCACTATCCTTGTTTATAAACATACTTTGGTAGGCTTGGTGCGTTTTGACGAATCACGCAGGACTATTGCTTTTGCACGCATTCCAGGTGCTAGGTTGTGCCATTACGCAAAAGGGAAAACGAAATTCCAGATTTGAAATTCCAGATTTGGTTTTTGGAATCCAATTTCTGAGGCTCAAAACATGCCGTTTAGTTGAAATCGACTTTCTGCAAAGTTGGTCGGTAAATGCTAAGTCGCGCACAAAGTTGGTCGGTAATGGGTAAGTCCTAGGAAACGGATTCTGAAATTCCAGATTTGGATTTTGAGTTTTCGGATTCTGACCTGGAAAGCGTAAATGGAAAATCACCCCAATGGTTCAAAGGTGTGCTAGGCTCAATGACATACTGAGGCACATCACAAATGCTAAACCTAGCTGAAGCCGCATAATCTTCACTTAGATATTCGGAACCATGACCCGCAGATAGCGCAAAAGGCATCCATAAGGTAGGCATCATCTCCACCATTCCGTCATTGCACCAAGTGATTAGGAACTCAGAAGGTACGCCTATGTTGTTTTGGTTATCCTGATTCTCTGCGTCTAAAAGCCCCAAGGTTCGTTCCAAAGCCTTTTTGGGTATGCAGACACATCCAGACGCGAAAAACGTAATAGGAGTCAATTCTGAGCGATTGGCGATAGGTTTAGCGTCTACCTTAGGTCTATGAGCTGGTCTAGGAGGTAAAGCACGGCAGGGATAGGGTATTTGGACCACCGCATCTAGGTCATGTGCAAGCTGAGCGGCTTTGAAGATGTCCTTAACGTCAAACTGAATGTCGTGGTCGATCTGAATCCAAACGTCTAAGCCTGAATCTAGGAATTGCTTGGTAGCGCGACAACGGGATCTGGAGATCAAGGCATCCTCACGTATGGACCTTAGCTGAGCAACGCGACTAGACCTAGCCAGATTAGAGGACAGATCAATCCAGCTCATTAGGCAGCTAGCATGAATGTCTCCGTAGAAGTAACCGGTAATGTGCAGGCTAGGCTCGTAGTTATCCAACATCTGTATTTCCATATAATTTTATGTAGTTTTGTACATCAGGCATCAAAGGGCAAGTCATAGAATCGGCAGAAAGCACCTTCGTATCCCAGTTCTATCGTTCCGCATTCACCATCTCGTTGCTTGGCTATAATGAGCAAAGCCTTTCCTTTGGACTCAGCTCTATTGCGATCTAGGAGGCAAACAGTGTCAGCGTCTCGTTCAATTTGGCCTGATTCCGCTAGGTGGCTGAGTTTAGGTACGCTGTTAGTTCCATCTTTCTCGCCATCTCTGTTAATCTGAGCCAACGCTACAACAGCTATGTTCAATGAGGCTGCTACCTGCTTGAGTTTAGTGCTAACGTCTCCTACCTCGTAGGTTTTCTTCTCTGACTTGTTGCCCTGAATCTTTTGCAGGTAATCCACAATAACCAACTTCACCTTGTAACGCTTGACCATCTTGCGAATACCGCTTGTGACACTGGCAATGTCTGCTCCTCCAGTAAGGCTGTGAAAGTACATAGGTGCCTTAGAGATCTTGGAGAGAGTCTGCATCATCTTGGTCATGTCATAATCGGTAAGCATTCCAGTTTTAATGTTCTTCATAGGGATTGACCCTGCCGTGCTAACCAAACGCCTCATAATGGCTTCCTGCGACATCTCAGCGGTAACGAATAAGGTGGGAACATTTGAGATTAGACAGGCGTTAGCCATGATGCTGACTCCCATAGCCGTTTTACCGATAGAAGGCCTAGCTGCGATTAGGAACAACTCACCTAGCTGTATGCCGTCAGTTAATGAATCAAGATCCCTGAATCCACTAGGAATGCCACTCAGTTGACCTTTGCGATTAAACCGCTCTTGGGTCTTGTTCAGGAATATCTGAGAAACAGTCTTGGAATCAGCAAACTCAGACGATTCATCAGGATCTACCGAACTCTCGTTTACTTGGGTCAATGCAGATTCTAAGTCAGCCAGTGCAGCATCTAGCGACTTATCCTTATCCGAGGCAGTACGCATCAAAGCTTCAGCGGCATAGATAGCTTTACGTCTACGAGCGGATTCCTTGATCGCAGCTAGGTGGATTGGCAGATGAGTGGCAGAAGGAACAATGTCCATAGCCTTGACCCAAAGATCCACAGGACACGAATCCTTGAACCTTTGATTCCAAGCTTTGCCAAGACTCTCAAAGTCAACCTCAACCTTATCATCCGATAGATCCTTAATCAGTTTAACCGAATCCACTACCTGCTCTGAAGTAACCAAAGGCAATACATCGAAAGCCTGACTGATAACCTCGGCATCACCCTGCATGCAGCAACCGATTAACGCGATCTCATCGTCAAACGCTATTAGTGTATCAAATGTGTTCATTGTATAGACATAGCAAACAAGTTATGTAGACGTTCTTCTTTAGTAGTATCTTGTTTTATTAGTGGATTAGATTGTGCTAATTCCCTCGCTCTATCTATTTCTCCATTCCAGTTGTTTAGCAATGTCACTATATCCTTACGTTTGTATTTATAGTTACTTAGATACATTGCTTCTAATACTGATAGATCTTCTTCTGTAGTATTAAGTTTAACAACTGACTTGAGTGATTTGATCTCCTTGTCTGACCATTTGGTTGACTCTCTACGTCCAAACCATTTTCCGATCCGAGCCATGTATGCTTGATGTATGCTTGATGCAATGCTTGAGCATTCTTGGTCGTTCTCTTCTATGTATTCTTTCTCTTCATTCTCTTCCTTCTTTCTAGGCACCTCGATGCCATTTGATGGCACTTGACTGACAGTCGGCTGACACCCATCTGCAACCTCTTGAATATCAAGCCAATCCGTATGTTCTTCCAAGAAATCGAATGCTAACTTGAACCAAATCTCTGGAGCGTTGGTTTTTAGGCTTAAAGTAGCTGGTGTGTGAGGCTGTCCATTACCCCGCAGGAGGCTGCCACGAGGCTGACACTTAGATGCCACCTGAACCATAAGCACCCAAGCAGCATAGATTTCCGAGCCATGTTTTGACCTTATTATAGTAATAAAGTTCTCGCCATCGTGCTTATTAGGTATTGGAACCCAACGCAGGTTTTCTACTGATTTAGATCTATTGTTCTCAAACCATTTTTCCCAGTCTCTGATTCTGTATTTCTTCATATATAAGCAAAAAGCCCAACATACTCTGGGTGAGAAACCACTGGAAGGTACAGCGGAGACCAGAATACGTGGGCGTAAAGATTGTTGGTGATTCCTTCTATAGCATTAACGCTCGCTTCTCACGGCTAACGTCAACGCGCTATTTATGTACCGTCATTATCATCTTATCAACTCTTTTTAACATAAGGGCTGACATCATTTATCCATATATAATCCCTTAAATGACCAACGTCGTCGATGAACTTGGCTTTCTTAGCCTTTTTAACCTCAAATAGTTTCTTGATACGGTCATCGAACACTCCAGGTCCTAGATTAAGCTCCCTGATCCATTCCTGACGTTTTAACCAGCCATGTGGTGCCGTCTTAGCAGGCTTAACTAACTTGTCCCATTGATTACGAACAGACTTTTCCATTGATTATCCTTAGGTTGTGTACGTTGAAATCTGATTTGTCTGTCTCTACGTATGCAAATCCATGACTCCAGTTGTTCCTAGAAGCGTAGTCGGGTTGAAGATCGCATAGGCATCCAGTTGACCAAGTAGTTATCAATCGTCCGTTACCATCTTTCTCGCTATGTTCAGAACGCTGATGGAAATGCCCGCACATACTGGTTACCTTGGTCCTAAGAAACAGACCCCTGGCAGCATTTACAGGATTAGAGATGGCAAATTTGTATTCATGCCCATGCAGAAGGAGGAGACTGTTGATCTTAATGGCTGTAAGACTATCCACGTACTCCCATCTACTCTTCTCAGGATCAATCTGAGCCTTCCAGGTAGTCGTAGGTAATCCGCATATCAACGGTGCATTCTTAAACAAATACCTATCCCACCAGAGTTCATGGTTACCAGCCTTGTAGATCAACCTAGCCTTGGGGAACTGACTCTGTAGCCACTGCAAGCCTTCTTTAACGTCCTGTAGGTCAGAGATGATGTCACGCTTGGTAGGGTTGGTCTCATGTGCTGATACCGAGTAATTGTCAGAGAAGTCTCCGTTCAGGATAACGATGTCAGCCTTACGTTTCTTGCCTTCAGCCACAGACAACTCAACCGCAGATTTACTGTGATACGGAATGTGAATGTCAGATAAGATCAGAATGTTGGATTTACCTGAGATTTGAACTGGAGACCTATCAGCCGGTTTCCTTGGCTCTGGAAGATTCATTTTCAGGCATTGTTGTCAGCTTTGCACTCAGTAATCAATTCATGGATCGTTGGAAAGTGAGGCTTAAAGCATTTATCACGTATTTCACAAGCTAACAACCTATGTTCCTTCTGGGTTCCTTCAGCGCATCTCTGAGTGAAGTAGTGAATCCAACTCCTAACGTTTCCAGTCATGTACAAAGTTGTCTCAGTGCATAGTGGTAAAATCATCCTAGCTGTTTCACGGGACACTCCCTCAGCAAGCAACTTGTGATATAAATCGTCTGCATGGAGCAACAGGTCTCTGAGTTTTTCGTCGAGTGATTTGTCCTTTATTACGTTGCCGCTAGCCTGACGA